CAGAAGCTAAACAATGTGTACATCCAAAGTATAGATATCTAGTTAATGATAGCGGGAGAAAATTAAAATATTATTTAGAAAATAAGGTTAAAATGAAAGAGCAATCGACAGCGTATAAGGCGAATACTAGAATGTTCTTAAATTTAGCAGATCAAGCAAGGTGGGGAAATATTTGGTTGCAAATCATATCGCAGTTGTTAGTCTTAAATAGTACAAATGCTAATGACGTCTTCAGTAAATTTGGAAACGATTTTAAGGAACAGTATAAAGATGATTGGAGATATGGTTTTGATCTTGAATCAATTCAAGCTATTTTATATATATTACAAAGGTATGATTCATTACCGTATTATACTTCAGACACAGGCAAAATAGTAATTGGAGAAGCTTTAAATGTTGAATTACCGTTAAGTTTACCATTATTATTATCTAGTCTATTAGAACTGGGGGCGCAAAAAATTGGTTATAATATAATCGGTGACGAATTTATTGGAGCCGTTCTTTTAAGGATTACCGCGAGTTATGAATCATTTGGTACATACATGTTGAACGTGAAATCAAAATACACTGATGTTATGAAATTATTAATGGATAGCGCTTCAAAGCATGCAAGATTACAATATATTGATGATACTTGTAAATCAATGAAATTAGTGAACGTATCAGAATTTAGTGAACTGTGGATTGATGAAGACGAGAAGCAAGGATTACAAGAGATGTTGGAAACGTTAGACAAGACTTTTATTGATATGTTTAAAAGAGCTCAAAAATTATTGAAGAAAAATGCGTCTACACAAGCTACGAGTATCTTACGTTATTATTTAATGGTGTGCCACATATATGGGAATCCTGGAATCTATTATAAAACAAGTTTACTATTAGAAGCAGAGGCTTCAATTGCTCCGAAAATTGTAAAAATACTAGATACACAAAAACCAGTTGAATATGTGAAAATGGGAGGGGTAAATGCTCCATATAAGTATAATTGGACTTCTGGAGATCCAATATTAAAGGATGTGCATAATCAATATAAAGAAGGATTAAATTTAGTTAAAGATAAAATTCAATCTGCAAACTTTATGAGTTATTTTGTGCAATTGTTGACAAATAATTCACAAGGGGTAAAGGTTAGTCTAAAAGAGTTAGGAATTGAAAAAACAGATGATTTTAATCAAGATACATCATATAAATTTGAAATATTTAGTAAGTTATCAAATGCTAGACTAATAGCTTTTCTGTTGACGTCGCAAACATATATAATATGGAACGATTTCGTTACAGAATTACAAAAAGATGGTTTATGTACAATTAGGTACCAGAATAATAGAAGAGCAAGAATTGTCGAAATAGTTCCGAACGTTGAACAAACAGCGTATTCACCACTATTGTACGTATTTGAACATCTAAAAAACTTTTGGTCAGAAATTGCAGTTGGGAAGCAAAAAGGAGG